TCTGCTACCTGCCAACCTTCTTCCTTCATAGTATTATGAATGGTCATCCTAGCATACTGTTGTGTTACCTTATCAAGGAACCTAGATGGTGGAACATCCAAACTCCATGTCTGATCATCAGAATATAGATCATAACTCTGTGTCTGTTCGTTCCAACAGAATCCAATGTCACGTGCTACTCCAACACAAGCATTCATAACAGGATGATCCTCTGCATGAGATGGATTCTCTATTACTAGGTCTTGATTTTCATTAGTAACATACTGAAGGATCTCTAATGCTTCTAGCAATGTCTCCTTCTTCTTTAAATGGGTCTTAATAGTACTAAAGTGTGACACGTTGCACCCCCTTTTGTTCGTTTGTTGTATAACGATCTGTTGTTTCTTGTGTGAAATGCACATGTCCCAGTGCATCTTCAACACGTTTTGTTAGGCTCTCACAGGCATCACCATAGACACCTTGAACCTCCTCCTTTACCATACCATCTTGGGTAATAGTAAACTTAATTGTCTCCTGTCTTGGCATAAAAAAATCCCCCATGAGTATATGTAGTATACCACACGAGAGATCTTTTGTCTAGTCCTAATGAGTCTTCTTCCAGATGTCCATGATTCTAGAGGTCTGCTTCTTAGCAGCATCCTTCCACTCCTGAGTGTCCATGATATCTACCTCTTCTTTCTTCACCTTCTTCTCTTTTGTTGAACAAGCACCTTCATGTACTGGCTTACCGCAATCATCACATGCACCTGCCTCTTCATTTGCTCCAACAAGTACCGTATTTCTTATCTGAGCACCATACTTAGGCTTCAATCCTTGAGGATTTGTAGGTGGTTCACCACCTGTTGAAGCTGCCTTTGGATCTTTCTTTCCTGTCTCGTCAGTTACACCTAATTCAGGTATAGTAGGTAGTCCTGTAGACTTATCAAATTCTATAGCAGGTAATTCTCCACCTAAAGCTGTAAATGATGCACCTGTTCCACCACCTTGCTTCTGTCCAGTAGGAATCTCTTCCTCCTTGATAGTACTATCCTGAAATGTATCACCTCCCATCCAACGATCATAAGAATCCATCAGTCCTGATGAAAATCCATCGTTAGCGGTAACAGTATTTACGGTTCTCTGTTTTTCCATGTTAAATAATAGACAGTCTTCTAGGATCTATTTATATCTCTAATATCCTTTACCCACGCACGAAACATCTCTCCACCCTCAGTGACACAGATAACATAGTTCACACCTGCTCTATGAATAGTTCCTTTCTGTCCTGTAACAGCACTCATTACATAGTCACCCTCAGTAAACACTTCCTTCTTACGATAGTGTTGTCTTGTTGCTTGCTCACGTAGCTTCTTAAAGTCTTTCATAATGTTATTGTTTTATCAATTGTTGCTAGGTTAGTCTTTATAAGTTTCATCATACCTTCTATCTGTTTAGTAGTCCTACCATGACCTTTAGGTAGTCCAGTAGTAAAACCTTTAACATCATCATCCAATACCCAATTCCTCATCTTTGTTCCAGAGATTGCATACCCATCACCATCAGGGGAACGCTCTCCAGTAGACAAAACTTCTACATGCCTGAAGGAATAATCTTTTCCCTCACCATTATAACTAGGAAGATTCGCAATGTATCCTTTTATCTCATCTTTTGCTACCATATAATATGCCTCATCATAGTTTCTTGCCTGACAATCCTGTAGAACTAACTTTGGTGAACTCTTTTCTAATGATACCATATGACTAGCATGTTTTGATATACTTTTCATCCATGCAAATTTATCTTTTCTTGGAATAGGATGCTTCATCTTGTCTGCCTTTTTACTACCAGACAAATGTGAATGTGATATGTAAATTAAATAATCTCCACCATTTTGATTAGCTTTTTTAGCAAGAGCATCAAAACTATTCTCATGACCCCATGTCATTGGTTGAAATCTACCATAAGTTACATAGATTTTCCTACAATTTAACGCCATTGCTTTGCTAAAGTAAAGTTGATGTAGGAGAACTCTAAACGATTAACAAGTTTTATCATATCCCCATCCTTATGTAGAACATAACCTTCTGGTCCAGTGACTTCATATCCTTTATCAGTACGAGCAAAAGTCCTAAAGGTTTCAAGATGATCTAGTTTATCAATAACAAATTGTTTAATATCTTGCAACTGTTTATAAAGATTAATCATAGATTTCCACTTGTCTTGATTATTTCTAAGATAATTTAAACTATTGTGAACTAAAGCACCCTTATCTGTCTTAGTCTTAGTTGTTTTAATTCCATCAAGCATCCCTCTAGTCTTATCATAGTAGAAATTATAGAGTCCTTCAAATGATTTCTCTACATTGGTGATACTACGTTTTGCTTTAATCTCAGAATTAAAATACTGCTTAACATAGGAAGCAACATGCCACTTCTCATCACCTTTAGTACCTGTATTCTTAACTAACTCATCAAGAAAATCACCACAGTTCTTACAATCTCTCTCTATATTAGCAACCATCTTATCAAAACTAACTTCTTCTTGATGATTTAATCCAACCTTATGCATTGGTGTATCATTATCAATCATTGCTACTTCTTTTATCTCATTTAAGGATTATTTAACACCAGCCGCAGCAATCATTTCAGGAACATAGTCACCCTTGTAATGAGTATGGAATACTATGACCATCTCAGCATTCTTAATCTTTTTACCTATAGGATGATCTACAGGTATACCATATGTGAGTGCTTGATTACCAAAAGTGTATAGTTTCTCACCATGAACAGTCTCTGTCTTAACATCCTCCTTAGCAGCTAAGAAATCTCCTTGTACTACACCTGTTATTCCTAACTTAGAGAGATACTTAAGACATAATTTTAACTTTTTACCAAGATCACCTTCTCCATAATACATGTCTACACCATTATCAGTACTAGCTAACTTTGGTTCTGTCTTATTAAATACTGACTTAGTTCCAACAAAGAAATTGCCTGTTCCTGGATTAATACCACAAATAACTGATGGTAATCCATCCCATTTAGTCTGCATATAACCTGTACTACTATCACATCCAAGCATCTTCCTTAGTTCCTGTAAGAAACCAACGGCAGCTTTACATCCTTCAACTCCATAGTTGAGCATCTCATCTTCAAGATGTTCTAAGTGTTTTAATTGAGTTACATTAGCCATTAATATACCTTCACAAACAATGATGAATAATCTAATTGAGAACTACAAAACAAATAAAGAGATTGTACTATCTTATCAGCTTTAGTAGGATTACTTCTCAATGCTTTTAATAACCTAAGACCATTCAACTTACTATACCTCCACGGTGCTTCTTGATTGGAAATGATATCTTCATACTGAGTCTGATCACGTTCCCATGATGTCTTTCCTTTGACATTTTTTGCTTTAAAATCAACTAATAATTTAGCAATCTCTCTAGTTATTGCAACCTTGTTTGGTCCTTTCTTATTACATTCATTAAAAAATACTCCTTTCCCTGCCCAAGGCATTGCTTCAGGAGCATGACCATTAACTATCGCAGCAACTTGTCCACCACCACAACGACCATGTGCTGCTGTTGCTCCTTTCAATTCTATTTGCCATGAGTCTCTTTGACCACCAAAATTTCTTAACTGAAACTTATCAAATCCACCCTTACCATAGTAAAGATAAACATCAATAGGATTACCACCTCTATTTTCAAAGAGTAAATCATACCCACCAGTACCATTCTTGTCAATCCATTTAAAAGTATCTACTTTTCCTTTTCTTACGTTTGGATCAGGATCTTCATTAAGGACATCAAACTTTGCAGTTGCTGTCTTCTTTAATGAAACACCAATTAAATTTTTTGCTTTATATTGATCAACAAAATACTTATTAATGTCAGCAGCATTTGGTTCTTTAACATTAGTCAACGCTGTAAGACCTGATAAACTAAATCCCTTCTCAACCATCCATATATCAGAAGGGTTCCATTTATCTTCTTTTTGAAACTTAGTTTTTGGTGGAACCATCTGTCCCAAACTTTTATTTACTGCCATATAAGCAGCCTTAATCTCCTTATCATCTATACCATGACCATTCTTACCTTTACCATGAACAAATATAGGATTGTTCATCTTACATTCTCTTTGAGCAAATAATATATTTGCTCCTATACAGTGTGAATGATGCCATACAGGATCAGCCCACAAATCCTTAAATGGTAGATCTAAATCACAGTGTTTATTATATGCATCCTCAAGAACCTTTTCATCAGTACCAATATCAGGATCCCAATTAGAACTAAGGATGTGAAATCTAGCAGCAGCATAGACAGCAAACATACATTCATTAACAGCAGTTGCTGCTGATCCACCACCACTACCACCACCACTTGTAGGTTTAATTTGTATACGAATTATCTTCTCTTTTCCTTTATAACCTCTTATTACAATAGGAATATCAATTTCTCTTTCTTTAAGAGCACCACCTTGCTCATTCATCTTATAGGTATAACGATCACCACCCCTATAAGTGAATGAACCTGCTCCCGTTGGTCTCTTTGCTAATACAGCTTGCTGAATATTTTTAGTTGCTTGGTTTCGTTGATTCTCTGGTACTTCTACTCTCAAACCAAGAACAAGCTTTCTACCAGGAAATTCTATTGGATCATTTAAATGAGTAACATCATAATGAAGATAGTTATATCCTTCTCCAGCAAGACAATCTGTTATATCAGTGGCTCTACGTACCCACACTCCACTAAGTTTTCCAAATGTTTCTTGCTTAGCCATTAAAAAAGAGGGTAATCCCTCTTATTTATCCGCTATTTCTACTAGTGGTCTGTACTTCTCATACAACTCACCCATCTTCTCTTCAGTACCACGAGACTTCCACATCTGTTGTAGTATAAGTTTCATATCATCCATTGGTACTACAACAGATAGATTACCGTGAGTATATGGTTCCGTCATGATTAAAAAAATATATTAAAAGATAAACTTATCCTAGTGTTATCAGTTTGATTTGTTTCTATGCCATGTTTTAACCAACCAGGAAATAAAAGTAATCTACCTTCTATTGGTTTGAAATTAATTCTATCTGCTAAAGGATAAAATCCTAATGACGTTTCCATATTAGGAACAGGACATTCAAAAAAGAGATTCCCATCTTCTCCATTAGTCTTGTAATAATAAACTCCAGCTATATCTACAGCACCATGATTGTGAATATGTCCATAGTTTCCTTTCTTAAACATAGACACCCATGAACTATCATAAGTGTATTCTTTCATGGGAAGATTAGCAATCTTCATATAACTTGTTAAGTGATAATCTATCTGCTCTGTTAGAGAATTTAGATTATACTTATCAAATAAGTGCTCATTGAACATATTCTTTGATAGGTAATGAGTTTTTCCCCACCCTTCATTCAATTCAAAATCTAAATTTTCAATACAATTTTCAATCTCACTCTGTACTTTATCAAAGTCACCAACTTGATCACAATAAACTGGGGTAGAGAAAAGATCTTTTATCATCTATCACCCACCCTACGGTGTTCTGATTTCTCCACGTCAAATGAACCACTAGGATAACGCTTCTCTAGTTTAGAAACATTACGTCTAACATCATTAATATCTACATCTAATGCCATGCAAGCTTGCATCACATACCACATAGTATCACCCAACTCAATAATAAGATGCTCTCTATTGTCGTCATTCCAAGGTTTACCTTGAAACACCATCTTCTTAACAATCTCAAGAAACTCACCAGACTCAGCAGCAAGCCCAACACCAGCAGTG